CAAGAGGCGATCGATTACAGCTGGCAGCAGGGGGAGATTGCGGCCGAGCAGTGCACGAAGCTCTTCAAGGCACCAAACGACCTCGAGCTCGAGAAGGTTTACTGTCCGTACTTTTTGTACAGCAAGAAGCGCTACGCGGCCAAGATGTACGAAAAGGACAAGACGGGGGTCATCGCCTTCAAGAAGATTGACGTCAAGGGTCTGCAGGTGGTCCGGCGTGACAGCTGTCCTTTTGTACGTGAGACTCTCAAGGGGCTTCTAGGCCAGATCCTCGAATCGAGCGATCCGCGGCCGGTCATAGAGACGGCGCGTGAGGCGGCGCGCAACTTGATGCAGGGCAATGTGCCCATGGAGAAGCTCTTGATGAGCAAGCAGCTCGCGTCCGCGTACAAGGTCCCTATGGCCCACGTGGCGGTGCGCGACAAGATTAAGGCTCGGGCACCCGGGTCAGAGCCCCAGCAAGGTGACCGCGTCCCGTTTGTGATCGTCAAGGGTGACGGCAGGATGTACGAAAAGGCCGAGGACCCCACATGGGTACAGGAAAAGGGTCTGGCGATCGATTACCAGTACTATTTCACGAATCAGTTCAAGAAGCCGGTCCAGGACCTTTTAGAGCCGCTCGTGAGCGCCGACACCATCTTCGACAAGCGCTTCATGGTCAAGGCGGCCTCTGGGGCCGAGGCGGATGCCCGCAGGGCGTTCCTGGCGCGCTTCGCCAAGGCGGCCGCGCCGACTTAAACGGTCTCGTCTATGTATAGAGTATGGAGAAACGGATCCTCGAATTAATCGAGGAGGAGGTGGCCAGGCGCGTGCAGCTTCAGTTGGCTGATGCGCTTAGCGTCATCTCACGACTGTACGAGATTCCTATGGAGAGGCTCGTGAAAGACACGGTCGGTCTTGAGTGCACATTCTGCAAGGGACTACTCAGGAGCAACAAGCGCTGTCTAAAGGTGCCCAGAGAAAACGGGTATTGTGGATTCCACCAGAAACAGGCGCCTGTTCAAAAGCAAGTTCCAGAACCGGTTCAGGAGGCCGAGCCTCCTCCACCGTGGGAAGCTTAGAGAATTCGCACGTGAAATTGTTAATGGCTAAATCACAAGTTCTTCTCGAGAGCCTAGAGCGCTTCTATGCGGTTCCCGAGAATCAGCAGCAACTCGGTGACATTTTGGGACGGAGCAGTTCCAAGAGTATCCCTTCTCTGCGCAAACTTGAGTGGTTCGTCACAAACTACGCCAAGACGCAGCACGTCACGTATACCGCACCGAACGGAAAGATGTTCACGGTACACGTGGCCTACAAGTCGAGTCTGGACGGCTACTCCAAGAAGCTCTTTGATCCTTTTTGCCGTACTGCCCGGATCGATTTCCAGGGTCTCACGACCACGGTGGCCCAGCTCAATTTCATCCGGTGGTGCATCACCAACGGGATCATCAACCACCTCAAGAAAATGCCAACCGGGCAAATCCCTCCCGAAATTCCAGGACAGAATATCCATAGTAAAATAGATACAAATTGTACCCCTGTGAAATCTGTGTAGCATATGTAGGGTTGAACGTGATGGTGAGTGAAGTTGTTTGCGAATTTAACTTTGAAAAATTGAGAAACCCCCCCTGATTGTACTCGGCCGGCGTGAGCCCGAACGAGTACGTGTAGATGTTTCTCGAGGGCACGGATAGCCCGTGCTCCATGGGCTGCTTGTACGCATAATAAAGACTACCCTGGAAGGTGCTAAGGATATCTATGTTGTTGAGGGTGATTTTTGCGGTCGAAATAGGATCAATGAAATTCGTGGGTGTATTGTTGGATGAAGGCCAAGCGACGCTGACGCCCGTCTTTATATAGTCGGTTGTGTATCCGTAGTTGTAGCGCTGGTTATAGTAGCTTCCATCGGGCTGGCCCGCCGTCTGGACGTTCGAGCTCGTGACCGACTCGTACGAACGACTCCGGAAGAACCAGAATATGCTCTGCACGGGGAAGCTCGCAGCGAGCTGGATGTTCGTTTGGTTGACGGTCGCTTGGACAATCTGCGCCGTGCTGGCCGAGAAGATGCCAGAAACTCCACTGGCTCCAAAGGCCACGGGCGTCTCTTTCTTGACGCGGTTCACTATATATTTTAGGGGTGTGTTCTGGTAATAGAGCTTTTCGGCATTATCTAGAAGGATTTCCTCTGTCAAAAGGGCCGGGTTCGTAAAATCGAATGTCGATGCGCTATTGGACCACCACGCGCTTGGGTGGAAGGTGAACCGGATATAAAGCTTCTGGTTCCACATGGCGCACATGGGGAAATAGGGCTTGCGAAGACGCTCGCGTCCTTTATTTGCATGGGAGTGCCGCCGGCAAAAGAAGAACTCGAGTGGGCAAACGATGTTGACGTTGGATGTGGCCGTGATATTTGAGTTGTACCCGCCGACCATATTGTACATACCAAGTTGTTCATCCGCGTCCAGAAACTCCTGGTCCCGGATGATGTACCAGTCGTCATAGAGCGTCTCGACGGTCGTCTCATTCACCATGAAATCCACCTGCTTGATCAGGGCCCGGCCGATGTTTTCATTCAATCCAAAATTTGTAGCTGGAATTGTGCAAGTGAAATACATATTCGAAATGAGATGACCCACCTCTGTTGGCAAGAGCTCGATCGTGTACGTCTGCCCTTGGTAGGACGGATTTCCAGGGGGAAAAGGAGTGACCCGTTGATACATCACAAAGTTGGTATGCTGCTTGAACGTGTTGCGAAACGTCGACTTTTCCGGGTCGGCCGTGAGGAGGTATTTGTCCTGAGGGCCGGTGGCGAATAAAGAAAGCACCGACCCAGTACTGAATCCCTTGCCTTTAATGTCCAGAAACGGATCGTAGTGAGGCTCATCATCCCGGAGCTCGGTCGAGAGATCGCGTAGAGGCACGTAGGTCTTGCCGCCCATCACCTGTGGGTTGATATCGACGGGTTTGCGCTTTTCCAGCTCGCTCGTGTAAAATCGAGCCGCCACAAACTCAATAGAGTACTTGGGTTCCACGGCCATTGTGGGCGATCCTCGAAGAAATATGGGCACCGCTGTATTTTCAGGGATGGCGCCGTCATTTTGCTCGAGCATCAGCGTCTGCCCGTCGTAGGACACAATCTTGCATGGGCCGACGGTCGGCAACCCGACTATGTACCACCCAACGGCCAGCCCCTCGGGTGGCGGCGCCGTCAGGATGACCTTTGGTATATGGAATTCTACTGTAAAGTTTCCATATATGGGGCCCGATCGCTGCGCCGTCGCTCCGGGAACCTGATCAGGTGGATAAAGCTGCGCACCTATCGCGTGACGTGTTCCCTCGATGAACTGTTCAGTGTCAGACTGGAGTGTGAATTTCCAGTTGTAAATTTCACTCGTACGGGACGTGACTGGTTCGCTTCCAGGTGTGTTGCTCGCACTCGTGACGTGGATATTTCCCACAATTCCATAAAATCCGGTACTGGTCCAACCGGGACCCACTGCAAACCCGGGCCATGGTGTGGTCACGAAGAACGTCACTTCGGTGTCCCCAGTCACCTTGAAAAATCCATTCACCTCCACGGGTTGATAGACGACGATGGGTGCGGCGGGGGTCGTCGCGGCGGAAGGAGCCGGGGGTGGGTTGAGCGTAGTCTCGACTTGCGACTGGACCGCCCGGGTCTGTGCAAAGACCTTGCTTCCGCCAAGCAGAGAGATGATTTTGTTTTGGATCATTCGCTCGAGTTCGAGTACATGGGACTTGTTGAGGGCATCGATGACTTTGGGTTGCACGTAACGTTCGAGTTTTATTACATCAGATTCATTGACGGCCTCCTTTAGGGCCGCGGGCGTGAAAGTCGCCATCTCTACACTTCGCTCAGATTATTCTTCCACAACTGAACCACACTCGTCGCTTTCAGTGCGTTGCGGTCGCTGGTGCGCTTTGCGATCAGGGCCATGAGCTTGTCCACCTCCTCCTTCGTGTACTGGTACGTCTTGATCTCCATGAGCTTCGACCAAATTTCATCCTTGAATTCAGCCGTCTTGAGTTGGGCCTGGATCTGGACCAGAGGCGTGTTCATCACCTTGATGGTTCCGTTGATCACTCCCTGAATGAACCTAGCCTTTTCAGAGAGCCACCCAATTTCCGTTTCAAATTCTTTGAGAAGCCACGCCTTGCGCTTCTTGTAGATGGCGATGCGAACCTCCAGGTAGTCCAAGAGGATCTCCTCGGGGCTCCCGTACTTCTTGACGGACCCATTCGGGGAAATCAGGTGCATATTTGAGGTGTGGATAGTCTTGGTCATCCCGAGCTCCCGGACCGGGTTTTCCATCGCACCCCAGATGAAAAAGTCAGGGCTTGTCTCAGTCGAGTGATTCTCAAACTTTTGGATCGTGCCCTTCTCTACCAAGTCGTCGAGGTGCTCTTTGAAATCCTGAATCCACACACCAGGTGGCAACTCCGTAACGTGCCACCGAGACCCCTCGGCTTGAACCACCCCCTCTAGGACCCACGTGTGATCCTTCGTCTTGGTCACCTTCCCCTTGAACCCCTTGAAGTGAGGGACCATGGGCACCATCGCCACCTGATCCAGGGCACACATGATGTTGTGCTTGACGATCTCAATGTCGTACGGTGGCACGTAGCAACTGAAGCCGGTACCAATACCCTCTGCGCCATTCACGAGCACCATAGGCACGACCGGTGCGTAAAACTCGGGCTCGACCGTCTGCCCATCATCCACCACGTACTTGAGCACGGGCGAGTCCGTCGAGTCGAAGATCTTCTTTGTGAAGGGGTTCAACCGTGTGAAGATGTAACGAGAGCTGGCCGCATCCTTGCCACCCGCAAGGCGCGTGCCAAACTGCCCAGAGGGCTCGAGAAGGTTCAGGTTGTTCGCGCCGACGAAATTTTGAGCCAAATTCACAATGGTTCCCTGAAGGCTGGCCTCGCCGTGGTGATAGGCCGTCTGCTCGGCCACGTAGCCGCCGAGCTGCGCAACCTTCATGTCGCTCACGAGGTTCTTTTTGAGGCACGCGAATATCACCTTGCGCTGGGACGGTTTGAGGCCATCGACAACGTGGGGAATCGATCGCTTGATGTCCTCGGCGCTAAAGTTGGCCAGGTCGCGATGCACAAAATCCGTGACGGGCAGGGCCGAAAGGTGCCCATACGGAATTCCAGGGGGTGGCGAAGCCATATGCGCAGTAAGCCACCCCTTTCGGTCGTCCGCCTGCGCCTTGGCAAACGCCAGGTTCATCGACTCATTCATCTTGGGATCGGCCCCAAAAGCGACCGTCAGCCGCTCGATCTGCTTGAAGTACTCGCGGGCCTCTGTGGAGGTGGATGTTCCCAGTCCCTTGTAGTACTTGACGGAAGTTCCCGAAGGGAACTTGCTGCCTGCGGCGGCGGACTGCTGCGCAGTCCTGAATTCCTCCTCTGTGAAGTACCACACCTTGCCCGCCTTGATGACCGGGGTGACCATCGAGACCACAAATCCCAGCTCGATCAGCTTGGGCCAATACACATGGAACATATTGAGGACCAGACCCTTGATGTGGCTCCCGTCCAGGTCGGCATCCGTCATGATCATCAGTCGACCGTAGCGCAATTCTCTCAACGAATTATAGACCTTTCCATGTTGAAGCCCGAGGATCTTTTTGAGGCTCGAAAATTCCTCATTATCGGTCACCTGTTTCACCGATGCATCCCGAACATTGCGCGGCTTGCCCCGGAGTGGAAACACGCCGAACGCATTGCGGCCTACAACGCTCAACCCGGCAATGGCCAGGGCCTTCGCCGAGTCACCCTCGGTAATAATAAGGGTGCACTCGTGCGATCGATGAGTACCGGCCCAGTTGGCGTCATCGAGCTTAGGAATGCCCGTAATGCGCGACTTTTTGGACCCATCTGTCTTTTTGAGCTCTTTCTCGACCTGGGAGAGGCCCTTGGACACGAGATCGTCGAGGACTCCCGTCGCCAGGACATCCTTGACGAATTTTGGTTTGGGATCAATGGTCTCCAGAACCTTTGAAGTGCACTCGGCCTTGGTCTGACTGCTGAAGGTTGGGTTGACGACCACGGCCCTCACAAACACAAAGAGGGACGCCTTGATCTG